AATCTATACAAGCAGTTATTTTACTTTATATGAAACAAGCTATAGCAAGTGATAGAGCTACTGTAGCAGGTTTATTAGACAAACAAGGTCATAAAGATATGGCTGATATTATTAGGAGACTATAATGGCAATTTCACAAGCTATGTGTACATCATTTAAAAAAGAACTTTTAGAGGGTGTGCACAATTTTAAAAACTCAGGTGGTAGTACATTTAACTTAGCACTTTATACAAGTAGTGCTAGTTTAGGTGCATCTACTACTGCATATACTTCATCTAATGAATCTTCAGGTACAAACTATACTGCTAAAGGTGCAGCTTTAACAAGAGTTGATCCAACAACATCAGGCACTACTGCATTTACTGATTTTGCAGATTTAACATTTTCTAATGCAACAGTAACAGCTAATGGTTGTATGATATTTAATGAATCAGCTTCAGGCGATCCATCAGTATGTATATTAGCTTTTGGTGGAGATAAAACATCAACAGCAGGTGATTTTACAATTCAATTTCCAACAGCAGACGCATCTAACGCAATTATAAGAATAGCTTAATATGGCAGCAATTACAGGTTGGGGTAGAGGCACTTGGGGTCAATCTGGGTGGGGAAATCCTATACCTGTAGAAGTAACTGGAGTAGCTGGCACAACTGGTTTAACAGGAGTTGCTATAAGTGCTGGTGGTGAAGTAGGAGTTACTGGAGTATCAGGAACAAGTGCATTAGGCGATGAATCACTTAGCACTAATAATAATTTATCAGTTACAGGTCAAACTGCAACTAGTGCAACAGGATCAGTAGCTGTACAAGCAGCAGCAGTAACAGGTGTATCAGCAGTAGCATCAACTTTAAATTTAGGTGATGAAACTTTAATTACTAACAATAATCTTAGTGTTACAGGTTTTGTAGGTACATCAACATTAAATTCAGTTACAGCACAAGCAAATGCAGATATAGATGTAACTGGAAATCAAGTAACAACAGGTTTAACTGGAGTAAATGTGTGGGGATTAATTGATGATTCTCAAACTCCTAATTATTCTACAATTAATACAACACAAAATCCAAATTGGAAGGAAGTAGCGTAACATGGCAACTTATGTAAATAATCTCAGATTAAAAGAAATAGCAACTGGTGATGAATCAGGTACTTGGGGTACATCGACAAATACTAATTTAGAACTCATCGGAGAGGCTTTAGGTTTCGGTACAGAAGCAATAACAACTAATGCTGATACTCATACTACTACTGTAGCAGATGGTTCAGCAGATGCTGGTAGAGCTATGTATCTTAAATATACAGGTACATTAGATTCAGCTTGTACTATTACGATTGGTCCAAATACTATGAAACGTATGCAATTTATAGAAAATGGAACAAGTGGTTCACAAAATATAATTATTTCTCAAGGTTCTGGTGCAAATATAACAATTCCACCAGGAGATGTTAAAGCAGTTTATTTAGATGGAGCAGGTAGTGGAGCAGCAGTTGTTGACGCTTTTGCTAGTCTTAATGTTGTAGATTTAAAAGTACAAGATGATCTTACATTAACAGATGATCTTATTGTTAATGGTGATATAGATTTAGAAGGTGCTATTGATGTTAATGGAACAGCTAATTTAGATGTTGTAGATATTGATGGTGCTGTAGATATGGCTTCAACTTTGCAAGTTGATGGTGTAGCTACTTTTACTGGTAGAGATATTCATAGTGGTGGCATTACAATAGCTGACGCAGGACAAATTGGCTCTGCATCTGATGCAGATGCAATGACAATAGCAGCTAATGGTCAAATAACACTTACTCAAACACTTATTGGTACTGATTTAGATATTTCAGGTGATGTAGATATAGATGGTACATTAGAAACAGATGCTTTATCTATTGCAAGCACTACTATTACTGCAACAGCAGCAGAATTAAATTACACTGATGGAGTAACTTCCAACATACAAACTCAGCTTGATACAAAAGCAACAACAGGTAAAGCTATTGCTATGGCTTTAGTCTTTGGTTAAAATTAGGAGAATATTATGGCAAATCCAAATCTAGTAGCAGTAACTTCGATATATGGTAATAGTATAAATGGAGCTTTAACAACTACTACGACAACTGATTTATTAACTTGTGCTAGTAACAAGTTATTAAAAGTAAATAGCATTATTATTGCGAATATCGATGGTACAAACTCCGCTACTGTAACAATGGGCATCATTAAAAGTGGTGGCTCAGTTGTCTTGTTTGCATCAACCATTGCTGTTCCAGCAGATGCAACTCTTGTCTTAATAGATAAAAACTCAAGTATTTATCTTGAAGAAGGAGACATCTTAGAAGGTGGTGCAAGTGCTAACTCAGACTTAACTTACACCATTAGTTACGAAGAACTAGATGACGCTTAAGGAGGTATTTAACAATGGCTCACTTTGCAGAACTTAATTCAAGCAACGAAGTATTACGAGTAGTAGTAATATCTAATGATGATGTAAATGCCAATGGTGGCGATCAACACGCAGATGCAGAAACATTTGTAGCAACTATCGTTCCACACTCAACAGGCGGTACAGCTTGGAAACAAACCTCTTATAATCATAATTTTAGAAAACAATACGCAGGCATAGGCATGAACTATGATGCAAGTAAAGATAAATTTATTTTGCCACAACCATATACATCTTGGTCTTTGGATTCTAATGATGACTGGCAACCACCTGTAACTTATCCAAATGTTATAGAAATAGATTCTGATTTTGTTCTAATATTTTGGGATGAAGATAATCAAAAATGGACAGGTAAAGTAGATTCAAAAAATTATGATTGGGATGCTACTAATAAGGAATGGAATGAGGTCTAACTATGGCTAGTACGAATGGCGGATATATTGGCATAGACTACGAACCTGAAGCAGGAACTCAATCTGCTGTTATAACTACATTTAACTCAAGCGGTACTTTAACCACAGCAGCTAGAACCACAGAAGTACAGTATGTAATAGTTGCTGGCGGAGGCGGTGGAAGCGGAGATTTAAATGGATCAGGTGGTGGCGGAGCAGGTGGCTATCGTTCATCAGTTCCTGGCGAATCTTCAGGCGGAGGAGCTTCAGCAGAAAGTTTAAGTCCAGTTTCAGGAGCTACTGGTTATCCAGTTGTAGTAGGTGGTGGCGGAGCAGGTGGAGATACACCAAGTCCAAGTAGCGGAAAAACAGGAGGAGTTAAAGGTTCTGATTCTAGTTTTAACTCTATTACATCAATTGGCGGAGGTGGTGGAGCTTTTCCTCCAGAAGAACCGACATCTGGCTCCATGAACGGAGGATCAGGAGGAGGAGTATCTTATTCAAGTAGTGGCTCTGGAACAGGAACATCTGGTCAAGGCTATCCTGGAGGTACTGCTTACTATATTGGTGGTAGTAACAATGGTGGTGGCGGAGGCGGAGGTGCAGCAGCAGCAGGCACAAGCAATCCTGGACCACCTGTACCCCCACAAAGAGGTTATCCTGGTGGAAATGGCGTAGCATCCTCTATTACTGGCTCACCTGTAACAAGAGCAGGTGGTGGCGGTGGAACAGGAAGATTTTCAGGCACAGCAGGTTCGGGCGGAACTGGGGGTGGAGGAGCAGGAGCAACAAACTCTCAAGGAATAGGAAATGCTGGTACAGCCAATACTGGTGGTGGCGGTGGAGCAGGTGGTGGCGGAGGAACACCTTATAATCCAAGAGATGGAGGAGCAGGTGGCTCAGGTGTAGTTATAATAAAAGAACCAGAAGTTACTTTTACTTCAAATACAGGCGGTGTTTGGAATATGGAAGCCCTATACGATGCTGTTAAAAGTGGAAATTGGGTAAGTTGATATGCCAAAATTAATCGGATCAGCACAAACAGTTACAACTACTGCTGCATTAACAACAACATTTAATTCAAGCGGAACATTTAACCCTGCTACAGCTACTTTTGATGCTCTAGTAATAGCTGGAGGCGGAGGCGGTGGCGTTGAGTCTGTTTCTGTAGGTGTCGGAGGCGGAGGCGGTGCAGGTGGTTTTAGAGAAGTTGAAGATATACCATCCCCAGGTTCACCAACACCAGTAACAGTAGGAGCAGGTGGCTCAGGTGCAGCCAATACTGGTGCTGTTGGTTCAAATGGTGGTAACTCTGTAGTTGGTAGCGTAACTTCCACAGGTGGAGGTGGAGGCGGAGGTAATCCAGGTGGAACAACAGGTGGAACTGGTGGTTCAGGTGGTGGAGTTGCATTACACAATCAAGTAGCACCTGAATACAATGACTCATCTACAGTGAGTAATGGTAATACACCTCCCACCTCACCATCACAAGGAAATCCTGGTGGTAATAGAATGTCAACTGGATCAAATGTTTCTGGTGGCGGAGGCGGAGCAGGAGGTGCAGGAGTCATTGGTGGCACTGGTGGACCTACAAATCCTGGAGTATCAGGAGTTGGAACAGGCGGTAATGGTGCACCCTCTACTTATTCAGGATCAAATGTAACTTATGCAGGTGGCGGTGGTGGTGCTGCTCAAGGCATACCACAACCACAAGGCGGTCCTGGTGGTGGCGGAAATGGTGGTTTATATACACCAGCAGGAACAAATGGAACTGCTGGAGCAACCAATAAAGGTAGTGGCGGTGGTGGCGGAACTAACCAAGCAGGAACTGGAGCTTCTGGAGCAGGTGGTTCTGGAGTCGTCATTATTAAAGAACCAGCTTTTAAAACAGCATCAAGCATTTGGGATTTAAGAAAAGTTTATACACAAGTTAAATCAGATAATTGGGTATAAATAAAGTATAATTTACCTATGAATTTAAAATGGTACTACTGGTACTTTCAATCAGCAATACCTGAAAGAATATGTGATGAGATTGTTCGTTATGGCAAAGAACAAGACAAACAAATGGCTCTTACTGGACATGAGGGCACTCCAAAAGAAAAACTATCTAAATTAGAACTTAAAAATATTCAAAAGAAACGAAAATCTGATGTTGTTTGGATGTCGGATAGATGGATTTATAATGAAATTCACCCATATATACACCAAGCTAATTACAATGCAGGTTGGAATTTTGATTGGGATTGGTCGGAAGAATGTCAATTTACTGAATATAAAAAAGGTCAGTATTATGATTGGCATTGCGATTCATATGTAGAACCATATAAACATGAAAATTCACCAAACACAAATGGAAAGTTAAGAAAACTTAGTATGACTATATCTTTAACTGATCCTGATAAATATGAAGGCGGTGATTTAGAGTTTGATTTTAGAAATACAGATGAAGGATCACAACCAAGAATATGTGAAGAAATTAGAAAAAAAGGTAGCGTAATTGTTTTTCCTTCTTTTGTTTGGCATAGAGTTAAACCAGTAACTAAAGGAATACGACACTCTTTAGTGTGTTGGAATTTAGGATACCCATTTAGATGAGCTTTAAAAAAAATAAATACCAAGTAATCAAAGGTGCTATATCAAAAGAGTTAGCAGATTTTTGTTATCAATACTTTTTAAATAAAAGAGCAGTTGCAAGACATTTATTTGATGATAGATTTTTATCTCCATATACAACATATTTTGGAGTATGGAATGATGTACAGATACCTGAAACTTATTCACATTACGCAGATATAGTAATGGAAACTTTATTACAAAAAGTTAAACCTGTTATGGAAGAAAAATCAGAAATTAAACTGACTGAAACTTATTCATATGCAAGAATCTATAAAAAAGGTGATGAGTTAAAAAGACATACAGATAGATACTCTTGTGAAATATCTACTACTATGCACTTAGGCGGAGATGAATGGTCAATTTTTTTAGAACCATCAGGCAAAAAAAATAAAAAAGGTATTGAAATAAAATTAGAAGCAGGAGATATGTTAATGTATAGAGGTTGCGATCTTGAACATTGGCGTGATCCATTTACAGGTAAAGATTGTGGACAAGTGTTTTTACACTACAACGATGCTAGTGGCAAAGATGCAAAAATTAATAAATTTGACAGTAGACCTATGATTGGATTGCCTAGTTGGTACAAAACAAATGGTTGAAGTCTTTGACTGTCCTTACATATCCAAAAAAAACAATAAAAAATTTCAACAAGACTTAATTAAATACACTAAAAAAACTAAGTGTTGTAAAGAAGAAAATTGCAATCACCCAAAAATACAAAGTGATTTAAAAATAGATAGAGCTTTTCCAGTTATTGATGATTCTATCAATAATCTTTTTAAAACTTACTTAGGTACAGATAAGTTTAAATTTATTAAAAAGAATGTATGGAGTTACTACGCATCTAAAAACTCGCAATTACAAAGTGTTGTTCACAATCATATGTTTAAAAAAGAAAAAGGTTTGCAGCTTTCTGCTGTAATGTATATAACACCAACAAAACTAGGTACAGATTTTACAGACTTTAAAATAAAACCCGAAATAAATAAATGGTATCTTTGGCATTCAGGCTTGTTTCATCATCCTGAAGATGGAATAACACCTAAAGATAGAATTGTTTTAGCATTGGCAACAGTTATAAAAAATATTAATATATGATTAATTAGGAGAAAAATATGTGGAAAAAAGTTAAAGACTGGTTTATGAGTGGCTATGAAAGAGTTAGAGCTAGAAATAGTAAAGGTCAGTATATTAAAGATAATCCTAAAACTAAAAAAAATGAAGCCTATACTTTAAGAAAAAAGAAAAAGTAACATGGCTACTACTAGAGAGTCATTTGCAAAAATAGCAGCCCATGAAAAAGAGTGTGCTATTCGTTATGAAAACATAGAGAAAAGACTAGATCAAGGTCAAGCAAGATTTGCTAGATTAGAAAATATGATTTGGGGTCT